GGTCTTGTCGAACTCAGTAAGGAGTTCTTCTTTCAGGTGCCTTCGCCAGTTTTCAAGGAGTAGTTTCACTGTGTACCTCCTTTCCGTCTAGCTTTTCCAGTTGTTGTATAGTCTCGGCTGTGCTTGTATGTAAGATGGCTAGCTGTGGCAACCCCTGTGCTTCCTGTGTTTTATTCCAAGGCCCTGTATTTGTTTGGAAATCATCAATTAATACACTGGCGCTACCATCTTCGCTGATTGCCCATCTATATTTGCCGCCCGACACAAAGACCTTCGCCGGTTTGGGTTCAAGATTGTTTTTAATCCAAATAAGCTTACCTCTCTTGGAGCCTCCGTCCTCGGGCCCCATGGCCGTTGTCAATATGGATGCACCAAACTTGCTTATATAATTCCATAGTTCTTCGCCATCTGGCATCCATGGCAGGTTCGCCCAAAAATGTTCGTTGTCAGCAATTGCATACTTCATATAACCTCGCGCCTCATCCAATACCGTGGGCGACTCTTTATATAAATCTTCTTTTGTTATTTCTGGGCCGCGGCCAAGATCAGAGAGTCTCAGCCTTAGTTTGTCTATTGATTCCCCTGTAATGGTTTCATCTTTTAAATCTTCATTTATCTTATCTACAGCAGCTTTATCAAAATCTACAAGAACGCCGTCCATATCACAATAAATTTGATAGGGGAAATTTTCATTATACTCTTTTAGATACTTTCGCCAGTTTTCAAGGAGTAGTTTCATTATAGCTCCCCAAAGCTGCCAACGTGTTACTGACCGCCTCTGGTGTTGCCGGCGGGTAGTGGTGAATGACCTGACCGCCGACAGCTTTGAACTGCTCTATATATTTAAGGCGGTCGTCAATTAAAATGGCTGTCTCGCCTTTATCAACAATTCCCGTGGCTGCTAAAGCTTCGCCCTTTTCAGAGGAAAAGATCTTATCTACAAAAGGCTCGCCTTCGAAGTGGTGGTCTAGCCATTCCTTTTTCTTTTCCACAGAAATAGGTCCAACCGGTGAAGATAAAACATAAATGTTTCCCTTTTCTTTTGCTGCGTCAATCATTTCCTGTGCACCAGTGGCTACTTCCATATCTAACCAGATTTGCCCAGTTTTATCACCAAGTAACACATAAACATAATTGTTGATTGCTCTCTCTTCTGGTGTCCTCTCTTCGCCCGCATCTTTTTTAATGGTTATATCTTCCAATTGTTGGGGCGTCACCTCTGTTACAAGTACCTTCAATTTACGCAGTACCTTTATTCCCTTCTTATTACCAGCATGAACTTCATCAGGCTCAAGGGACAGATTTTTATTCATTTTGTTGGCCAGTGTTGTAACAAGATCAACCAAAACGCCGTCCATGTCAAAAAAGATGTGAAGGCTGCTGTTTTCAGCGCCCTCTTTTAGATACTTTCGCCAGTTTTCAAGGATTAGTTTCATCTTTATAATTAGTCCTCGTAACAACTAAAATAGCGCTCGCCTCTGTCACAAAGTATAGTAACGACAGGGCGTTCTGGATTATTTTTTTCCACCCACTTTTCTGCTGCTAAAACATTTGCTCCGGATGAAATTCCAACAAGCAGTCCATTCTCTTTTGCTAACTTTTTAGCTCTTTTTACTGCGTCATCTGTTTTAATAAAAATTGTTTCATCGACAATTGTTTTGTCAAGTAGAAAATCTTCACCATCGTTGATACCTTGAATGCCATGAAGTGCATTGCTTTCTTCAGGCTGAACTTGGATAATCTTTGCGTTTATCTTCTTTGCCTTGAGCGCGTTGTTAACCCCCATTAAGGTGCCGCCAGTACCAGAACCAGCAATGAAAGCAGAGATGGTATTTGCTTGTTTGATAATTTCAGCGCCGGTTGTATTGTAATGACACAACACATTATCTGGATTGCTGAATTGTCTAGGATTGAAATAATCCTCTCTAGCAGCGCACATTTCGTCTCTAAGCGCAATTGCGTCCTTAAAGGCGTTATCACCTACCTCAATGATTTCCGCGCCGTATACGCGCATCATGCACTTTCTTTCCTCGCTCATGTTGCGTGGCATAATAATAATGACTGAGTGACCCATGGCTGCGCCAAGCATCGACATAGCGATGCCCGTATTGCCAGATGTTGCTTCCACAATAGTATCACCGGGTTGCAACTCGCCGCGCTGTTTAGCCCACGACAATATAAAATAAGCCATCCGGTCTTTGATTGAGCCGGATGGATTATAAGTTTCTAGTTTTGCGTATATTTTGTCAGCCACCTCTACTAGTGGGGTGTTGCCGATTAAATTTTCCAACTTTTATCCTGCCTTATTCTTCTTCCAGCACACCTTGCTTATGTTCACACTCTAAATGATTTTTAACAGAGCCAATCATATGAGACATCGTTGCTATCTTTGATTGAATCCACGACTCCAATTTATCATCGTCATGAAGATTGTCATAAAGTTCTTGAGCGTGATTTATTATCTTATAAAGCTGGGCCTACGGTCTTCCAAATAACCTCGCTTCTCTTTAGCCACTTGCCATGTATCTTCCCTTCATAAATATCTTTATTATAACGTGACATAAAATAAATAGTTTAAATTGCTTTTACACTTTCCACATGCTGGTCAATCTTTTCATAATCTGACCAACTTTCCTCGTCTTGCGATAAAACGTCTTCAGCCAATTGGATGGCATCTTGCTCATTTTCTGCCTGTACTTCAACTTCAGCCGTTGTCTCGTACACTCTAATCAATTGAACATTCCACTTTTTCATGCAGTCCTCCTATTTATCGGTTTCATAATTAGTCGGAGTCTGTTCTAGAAGTCGCATGTCGGTAATAAAAAACTTTCTCATAATTCCATATTCGGGAACATAAATTTTGTAAAGGCCCGCTTCAAAATAACTATCGTCAATTATTAAACCCAGCTTCCATACGACGCTTGCCTCCACATTAACGTGCATACTATCCACTATGCTCATAAAGCGCACCCATACTAAGTCGCCCACTTCCATACAATAAATAGAAAATCATGATGTGGATAATGAATTTACAAAATTAAAGGTTGGTAGCCCTAGTTTTTTATTTAATTCGTGATTAATTTCTTTAATACTTAAAGCCTGTTTTATTGCATTTTCTACAATCAAATCTTTCATTTTCAGTTGCCTCTTCATAGGTTCTCCAGAACGCCTCAAAAAAATGCTGAAGTGTTACATAGCTTATAGACAATATTATACCTAATTCAACAGCAATATCAAGCCTTCCGATGTACCTGTAAGTGGTAATGATTGTTAAAAAAGCAATCAATAAGAAGCAATTTAAAATTTTTTTATACTTGTTTTTTATCTTCGGTAGGTTGAAGATGGGTCTCTCGTAACCACTTGGTCTTGTTCGTTGGCCCCTCACTTACTAAATAGTGAAAACCATCACCAGCTTTGGTGTGAACTTTTAAAATTATTGCCAAGCTTTGTTTTATTTTTACCAAATCCCCTACTCTCCACAAAGGTTTGTTCATTGTTGTAACTCCCAAGTTAACTATGAAAGAGGGGGGCAAAAGCCCCCACCCCCTTAGTTAACTTGGATAGTACGAACAACTCGCTTCTTTGCTTCTGGCTTTGAAATAGTAATGGTCAAAACCCCGTCTTCGTGTGTGGCATCAATCTTACCAATGTCAACGTCGCGGTCAACATTCCAAGAGCGACTAAACGATGAAACAAAACTGTGGTGTTCTCCTTCTGTTTTGTTATCATACGAAACTGTTAGAATGTGGTCATCAACCTTAATCTCAACAGCGTCCTTCTTGACACCGGGGACCGCAAAGACAACCTGCCAATTATCATCATTATTATACACTTGAGCGCCTCTTTGAACATTGTTCATGTAAGGTCGAGCGACTGCCCTGTCGTTAAAAAAGTCGTCAAACACATCGTTAAAAAGTGAATCAAACATATTATTTCTTCGTGTTGTTAATGTAGTCATTATTTATTTCTCCTTTATCTAATAACATTATAGCACAGACCTATTCTTTGTCAAGGCTGGTCATGCCTTCAATTTTAGAAATTAAATTATCCAACTGTGCTTTTGGATCTTTTTTCTCTCTCTCATTTAAAAGTTCTGGCTCTTGAGTTGGTGTTTCAAAATGCTGAAGGTTTGACTTTAACATTAATAAAATATTCATCATCTTTTCTACTTCGGCCAACACCAGTTCATTTATGTTAGCGGCGATGCTTGGATCGATCTCTTCTTTACCCAAAGAGGAAAGCATTTCCCTCAAGAGTACATCTATTTTGGGATGAAGTCTTAAGGCTAAATGAACATCTTGTTTCAAAGCTGTTTTAAATTGATCAGCCTCCTCCATTCTTGTGTATTTAACTAACATCTTTAGTCTCCACAATCGCATGGTTGCTTGTTACCAAAGTTCCCACTGCTGATACAGAATTACGGACGGCTGTACAAGTGACCATAACCGGATCAATGATCCCATCTTTTAGTAGATTTTTAATTTCGCCACTTAAAAAATCGAACCCTTCCTCAGAACTTTCCGTTTCCAAAACCTTTCCCAGACACACATCAGCCGACATGCCGGCGTTATCCGCTAGCGTCTTGAACGGAGCCAGCATGGATTCCCTCACCACGTCATAGCCAAGCCTAGTGGCAGGATCGCCACTGGGAGCCTCTAACGCCTGATAGGCTCTTACGAGGGCCATACCACCTCCAGCATGAATACCGCCATCCTGTGCAGATCTCACGGCTTCTAAGGCATCCTCTACACGGTGTCTCTTCTCGATCATTTCCACCTGTGTTGCGCCGCCCACTCGGATAATGGCAACACCACTACTTAAACGAGTGATACGCTCTTGGAGCTTGTCGCATTCCGGAAGTTCCTCCGTGTTTTCAATGAGTTCTTCTAACATTTCGATACGCTCATCCAGTTTCTTATGATCGCCTGCGCCCCCAACAAATGTAGAAGTGGTTGCTGTAATCTCACTTGTTTTACAGCGGCCAAAATCTGCTAGTTTAAATTCTTTAAACTGCTTGCCGCTCTCTCTTTTAAAGAACGTGGCCCCGGTAGACACACATAAATCTTTTAAAATGTTGCGACGTTCCTCACCATAGCGCGGGGATTTAATTGTTACAACCTTCATTGATCCACGAAGTGCATTCATAATAAGGGCCGCTAAAAACTGGCCTTCAATGTCATCAGCAACCACAACCAGAGGCTTGTTTTCCCTAGCCGCTAATTCTAGAATTGGCATAACCGGCTCAACAAATTCTAACTTGTGGTCAGTAACAAACAATAAACAGTCCTCAAATCGACAAAGACCTCGGCGTTCATCTGTAACAAACTGGTTGGAAACAAAGCCAGAATCGATTGTGAATCCCTCAATTACCTCCAAGCTTGTTTGGTGAGATCGTGCCTCTTCAATAGAAATCGCGCCATTAGCGCCTGCCTGATCGATAGCGGTGGCAATAAGTTTTCCAATTTCGCTATCATTATTGGCAGAAATAGTGGCTACACTCTCTACATCTTCAACTCTTTTAATAAATTTAGAATTATCTTTAAGGTGTTTAATAACGTCTTCACAGGCTGCGCTCATCCCATCGATGAACGGCTTTAAATTTACACCAGAATTTAAGTATTTAAGTGATTGGTTATAAATTTCACGAGCCAACACCGTTGAAGTGGTGGTACCATCTCCCGCGTTTTGATTCGTTTGCTTGGCAACCTGTTTAACAATAAGGGCTGCTGCGTTTTCAACAGGATCTTCTAGTGTAAAGTGATTGGCGACTGTTACGCCGTCCTTTGTAATAAAAGGATACTTTCCCTTCGGATGTATAATTACATTTCGGCCGCTTGGACCTAACGTCGATGCCACATAATCTGCTAACTTGTTAACACCACGCTTCGTTTTATTTTGTAGTTCTTCGTTATCGCTTAAAACAACGCTCATCTTTCCTCCAATGTACCCTAATATTATAGCACGTTGGAAGCCGTTGTCAAGGGAAGATATAAAATTATTTCTTAAAAACTTCAGCCAAGAGCTTTTCTAGTTGATTATCAAATTCTTTGGATTCCTTTTTGGTACCCCTATCTAAAGGAGGGGTTGGGTCGGCGGCGGCGGACTGTGCTCTTTTTTGCCGACTCAAACTCTTTGCTTTTTCACCGGTTGGGTCTGCCATTTCTGGAACGTCAACCAAGTTTTCCTCTGCGGCCTGTGCTAATTGTTTCGATTCTGCCTTGGCTTTCGTAGCGAATCGATTGCGCTCGTTTGCGTTCACACCTAAGAAATAACCTGAAACATCATCGATCAGATTACTTAAATTGGTAAAGATGTCAAAGATTTGTTTGCCAACCAACTCTGTGTAGGCGTCTGCTGCGGTCTGGAACTTGTCTCTGTCGAGCGTCAGCCTCTTTGGGCCTCTTACATTGGGGTGATTTTTCATGTAGGGACCATAAGTTTTAAACTGGCCGGCGCCGCCTTTACCTGTGTAAGTGCCAAGGGCTTTAAGGCGCTCAAAGAATTCAGGATCATCCTTATAAACACCTTCACCAACATAAGTTACAAAGTCTTCCCCACTTGGCCCTTCAAAGGCACCGGGCTTTAAGAAGTCTTTATAAAGCTCTTTGAAATTGGCGCTCTTCTCATAATCTACGGCACGTTTCTTGCCAACAGGAATTTTAACTTTATACTTTCTTCCTGTGATTAAATAAGTTGGGACTTCTCCATCCTCTCTTTTTAATCCGTGTGCTTTGCCGGCACCAGATTTAATCTCTGTTGCCTTCAAAGCTACCTTTGGAACACGCACGTCCACCTCTTCGCCCGATGTTTCCTCATAGGATTTTCTGTATTCTTTTTGTTCATCTTTGTCTAATTTGCTATAGCCTTCCGGTTTTTTTGGCATAAAACTACCATCAGTTTTTATTTTAATAATGGTAGGATTGTTTGTGATACCCGCCATCACTTCTTCGGGAGTTTCTGGAGAGCCAAATTCAAATTCTCTTTCTTCGTATGCTACTACCTCTTTTGCCTGTGGGACGCCGACCCATTCAAACCAGTTCTCTTTATTAATGTCGTACTCATAGAAATCTAAATTCATCACCTCATCAGTTCCGCTCTTAAGAACCACAAGATAGGTCTCTTGGGCATCAGGGCTTTTACTAATGCCATCAATCAAATCCTTAAAGCTTCCCTTGATTATTGCAGCTTTATCCGACAGCAACTTAAATGAATACTCAATGCCGCTCTTTGCTCCTTTGCCTTTTGGCTTTACGTTTAGAACAACATCTGTTGTGCCTGCCTCTCCACCACCCTCTTTGGCCTCAATTTGAAAGCCTTCGAAGATCCCAGCGAACAAAGATTCAAACAAGAAGCCTGCCACAGAAGCATTAAACTCAAAAACAACAGAAGCAAAGATGTCTAAAAACATAAGAGTCCCCATAACTTCGCCAACCGTAATGTCTGATTTTACCTGCTCTGTTTCAGTAAGAAAGCGCTGTAAATACTCAACACGCTCTAATGGATCACCACCTTTTAATTGAGCACCGATTCTTTCAATGACTGCGCGGTCGTCCGTTCCTAGATTTTTACCCCAGTGCTTTTCATTAATTTTAAATTTGGGAAACTTAATTACAGTTTTGGGACCTTCTTTCTGTTCTTGTAAAAGATAAAACTTTTCGTTGTTCATTACTTCGTTAATTAAATTTAAAATTGTTTCTGTGCTCATAACTTACCTCGTTAATAAATAGTTTATTTTTTACACAAAAACAAAAGGGTGGAAACAAGTTCCACCCTTTTGAGTCTGTAACACTCTTTATTTTACTTTTTAGCTTCTTTAGCTTCTTTTACGAGGCGAGCAGCAACTCGCTTCATTACTTTCTCTACTAACGCATCGCGGTTGATGGACTCTTTTTGGTAATCTTTGCCGGCGTGAGTCTTGGACTCGTCGCCTTCACGGTCACCACCGTCTTCGTAATCCTTGGCCTCTGGGTCTTTTTTGTCTTTACCCTTGTCGCCCTTGGACTCTCCATCATCGTGTTCTTCCATAATTTCTTCTTCAACGTCTACATCCATTTCTTCTTCGGTGTCTACATCTACTTCTTCTTCACCACCAGAGCGAACGTCGATCTTGATCTTAAGGGCATCGCCAATTGCGCTGGCCATCGCCTCTAAGCCGGCTTTAAGCGCAGCCTCAACGTCTTCCTGCGACATGCTGACTTCAGCATCCACTTCAACTTCGTCTTCTTCAGGTTCCTCTTCAACGTCGATTTCCTCGTCGTCTTCTTCAGGCTCTTCTTCAACGTCGATGTCGGCCTCGATGTCTTCATCGCCGGCGACCATTTCCATTTCATCATCAACATCAACGTCTTGCTCTAAAAGACCTTCTAGTTCGGCCAACACGTCAGCTTCTTCTAAACTTTTTTCTTCTAGCGGCGGTAAGTCGCCAAGGGCCCCTTCTTCGCCAACGTCCTCTTCTTCCAAGGGCATGTTATAGGCTTCTGAGAGGAAGTTCTCGGCATCTTTCTGGATACCAGCGTACTTTGCCCAACGTCGAGCGACGTTCTCTTCTAATAAAGGCTTTTTAGACATTTGTAAATTCTCCTTAAAGTGTTACATTATTAAATAGTTTCCATTTAAACAAAGTTCTCTTTCTTAAGCTTAAGGACGGCTTTATCCTCTATTTGTTTAATGCGAACGTAACTTACGCCTAGTCTTTCGGCCACCTCACGAAGGGTAATTCGGCCATGCTTGTCTACTGTAGTTAGGCAACAGTTATTATCTTCTTTATAATTAATCCAGTGACGGCAGCTTTTTTCTTTGCAGGGACAATTTTCTTTTGTTTTTCTTATACACTTCATTATAACTCCGGATGTGAACTCTCAATTGCGTCAAAAATACTATCTAATTCGTCTTCATTAATGTCTAACGTATTATTAACTTTCTCTGCGTTTTTTATGTTTCTCTTAATTCTATTTCTCTTAGTTTTGCTGTGGATTTTCATTTGTTCTTTATAACGGTCTACAAATTTACGCATAATGGAGTCATCCTTGATATACGATTCCATAATTGCTCTAATAAATTTAGTTTGTGTTAAATCATCGTCATAAAGTTTAGACATCCATTCTGCATGGATGTGTTGATCTATTTTAACAACTATTCTCTTTTTAGTCAAGCTCATTTAATTAATCTCACATGATCGGAACTCTCTATGATGCCAGCGTTAGTTTGTTTGAGCCATTTTGCTTTTAGTTGCAATTCTTTAATAGTACGTGCGCCTGAATAAGAAAGGCCCGATCTAATTCCCGTCACCAATTCGTTAATCACTGTAGCTACGGGACCTTTATACGGAACAGAGGACGAAACACCCTCTTGTGAAGCAACTTTGCCGCGCCAGTCTTGCTGTGCGGTCGATGAAGCCATACCACGATAAACCTTTCTTAGTTCCCCACAGTTCCCTGTAAAAGTTTCACCGGGCGACTCATCTGTTCCAGCAAGGAGTGATCCCAACATGACAAAATCAGCGCCAGCAGCAAGAGCCTTAACAATGTCACCCGCAGTTTTAATACCGCCATCAGCGATGATTTTTGTGTCTCTGTCTGATTTGGCGCACTCAAATATTGTCTCAAGCCCCGGAACACCGTGTCCCGTTTGTATTCTTGTAGTACAAATGCTACCACCTCCAATATTACATCTAACACTATCAGCACCCCAATCAGCCAAATCATTGAAACCCTCCAAGGTTGCTACGTTTCCTGCCATTAGGTGAAAGCGAGATGGTAAAATTTTACGCAGAGCAGTTAATGCCTCTTTCATGAGAATGTGATGGCCGTGGGCGACATCGACACAAAGAAAGTCTGCGCCTGCCTCGTATAGACTAAGGGCGCGGTCTAAATAATCACCACTTACCCCCACTGCCGCGCCCACTTTTACTTGGTCTGGAAGAGATGCTACAATAGTTGTCTGTTCTGTAATGGTGTTGTAGCGATGAATAATGGCTGTGCCCCCTAGTTGTGATAGTCTGTTCGCCATTTTACACTCGCTTACCGTATCCATCGGTGACGCAACAATTGGAAGATCTAATTTAATAAACTCAGCCAACTCACTGTGTAATTTAACTTCAGATCGGCTACGCACGCCACTGTATTGTGGTACCAACAACACATCATCGTAGGTAAGTCCTGTTTTCATTTTCATCTTAGATCCTTTTCAAGTTTTTATTTCGAATTAAGCTTTCTTTAATGTAAGAATAATCATAGCCTTCGTCGGGGTAAACAAGTTCATAAAAGTTGCCCTCCCTAAAAAGTAAAATAGTTGGAACACCATTTGGAGATAGAAGATCTGAGAGCTTGAAATGGGCGGCTGAATCGATTTTTATGAAATCAAATTCTTCTTGCAACTCATTCGAAACCTTTTCATAATCAGGTGTTAAACTATGACATATCCCACAGTCATCACTAAAAAATTTTATAACATGTGGCTTAAGATTTTCTTCTTCAAAAAACTTTTTAAAATAGTTTTGTTCAACCGTAGCGACCATTATCTATCTCCCGTGCTTCCAAGTGCCCCTTCGCCTCTGGTAGAATTATCATTTAAAGTATCTGTAGAACATTCAACAACCACGCACGGCTCAACAGGAATCATTACCGCCTGAGCGATTTTCTGTCCCGGCTGGATAATACGGGATACTGGGCCGACGTTGTGTAGGTTAACGAACACTTCACCATTGTAGCCGCTGTCTACAACACAAGCACCAACGAGTAATTGTTTCTTTGCAGCAACGCTTGATTTATTCTTAATCTCCAACATGAAGCCGTAAGGAACTTCTACTTTAATCCCAGTTGGAACAACTTTTGATTCGCCAGTATGAACGCAATAATCCATTCCATACATCGTATGTTCCCTATCTGGGCAATAAAACAAGTCGATCCCCGCGTCTGCTGCGTGGGCGCGCACTGGCATTTTGGCACTGTCTCTAATTCTATAAACTCGCAAATTCATTTTTCATCTCCAATTGTTATAAAGATGATAACTTATTTAGGAGTCTTTGTCAAGTGTTTTCTTAGTGCGCTTTCTAGCTGTCTTTCTTGTCATTTTAACGGAAAGGGTTTTTTTAGATGTTAACATCTTGGGAGGGTCATTCTCCTTAACTTCCACCTTTGGAGGGGGTGGTTGTAGCTTGTTTATAAAAGCCAATCTAGCTTCATTGTTAGGGAGAGTGCGGATACGCCGTACTAATGATGGCTCTTTTAAAATTTCTTCAGGATTGGAAGCGTGTTGGCGTATAAACGACCCCACCTGTTCCTTGTTCATTTTCATGTTATAAATAGTCCTAATTAATCATTCGCCAATTGTATTTAATTGAGCGCGTTGAGAAACCCCACGTTTCATTATAGTCTAGTTTGGCTAAATAGGGCCTATTAATCGCGATTCTATCTCGAATTGGATCAACTCCCCAGCATTTGATTGAAAACTGATTGTTTGTATCATCAATTGTTCTTACAATGTAATAGGTCTTGCCGTGTTTGGTCTTTTTTTCAATGACTTCGCGTGGAATGAACCAAGCAATCCCCAAATCCTTGTCGAATTCTCCCAACGGCGGGATCTTGTTTTTATTAATCATGTCATAGACCTTTTTCTTAATGACCAAATTGAATGGAAAAATACCAGTCAACCCAGTTAAGTATTCAATCTTTTCCTGATCGCTGAAATCGCCTTCAGGCTTGTATAAATCGATGTTCTCGTTTAAGTTCTTTTCCTTCTTTGGTCGATCGACGGCAACTGCTGACCAGAAGTGCTTCATTCCTGTAAAGCGTTCATCAACCATACAATTTAACGCGCCGCATCGAGTTAAAACATCCAAAGCCTTTTTGTTTAATTTAGAATAAACAACCTCCTCATTAAACAATAATTCCTCTACGGTGTTGAATGGTCGGTGTGCCAAGATTTGCTCAACCGCCTTGTCGCCCAAGCCCTTAATGGATGTCAAAGGCTGAATAAGACTCTTATTGTCTGCGCCGATGTCCCAGACCTGTCCTGATTCGTTAATGTGCGGACGCTTTACTCGATACCCAAGGCTTTGCACAATATTAATAGCTCGTTCCTTTCTTCCTTCGGGCTCTTTGTCGAGGTAAGCGGCCATCCACTCAACGGGATAGTAAGTAAGAAGATGGGCGCACTGATAGCTAAGAATACTGTAGCTGACAGCGTGGGACTTATTAAAACCATACCCTGAGAAATACTCAAATGTTTGCCAAAGCTTTTCTGCTTCACGCATTGTGATACCTTTCTCTTCGCATCCTTCAATAAACTTGCCATGAATCTTCTTTTTCTTTTCATACGTTTTCCCCGTTGTTCCCTTTTTAGTTAGAAGTTTACGAAGCAGGTTGCCTTCGTCAAGCGTAAGATTTTTACCCAATTTGTGAGCGAGCAAAGCGATTTGCTCTTGGAAAATAAGGAAGCCATGAGTTTCCTTGGTGACCTCTTTCACTAATGGGTGCAGATACTTAACACCCTTTGGATTTCTCTTTGCCGCTACATAATGATCGTGGACCTTTGCTGATAGTGGTCCCGGTCGATAGATTGATGTAATCGCTGAAATATCAATGATGCTCGTTGGCTTCGCCTTCTTACAGAAGCCTTGTGCCCCCTTCTCTGTAAATTGGAAGACACCAGCCCATTTGCCCTTATGAAAGACATTCTTATACACCTTCTGATCATCGAGATCTAAAACGTTGGGATCTAAATGTCGATCGTACCAGTCCTTAACATCTTGGAAAGTCGGCTCTTCCACGCCTTCGTGCCGTCGTAGGACATGCCGAATAGCGCCCTCAAGCATTCGTAAAGATGCAAGTCCCAGAATGTCAAACTTAATAAACCCAAGAGGCTCAAGATGTCTAACATTTTGCCCTTCACTCCATGGGGTCTGTTGAACGCCGGCACTATTAATAAGTGGCATGTGCTTGTTTAATTCGTCAGCAATAACCACACCACCAGCGTGACGACTGATAGATCGTACCTGTCCATAAAGGTTATCAACATGTGTGGCGATGTGTGGATACTTGTTAAGGAACTCTTTAAGAGTGTGACTGTACTCCTTAACTTCTTCAAATGTTGGAGCATAAACCCCTGCTGTAATTCCATGTGCTTTCTTTGCGATCGGTGTCGCCTCCTTCAACATTACACTCGTAACTTTGTTTACTTCGCTAAAGTCTAAGCCATAAAACTTAGAGATATCTTTAATCAAAGAACGAAGCTGTAGGGTGTTGTAGTTGCTGATAGGCACTACGGTATTCTTTCCCCACTTTTCAATCAGAACTTCTTTAAGAACCATCGGATCCGCAACATCATAATCGATGTCGGGATAATCTTTAGCATCTTTGCGTAGGAACCTACTAAAGAGTAGTCCGTACTTTATGGGATCAATCCCTGTGATACCAAGTACATACGCAACAAGAGAGCCAGCAGCACTGCCCCTCCCAGCACCGACAAGTTGGGTTTTCTTAGCTTCATCGCTTACCGCCTTCATAGTTAAAAAGTATTTCGAAAAGCCACGGTCTTTAATGACCTGTAGCTCTTCTTTTACTCGTTGAATGTATTCTGGTTGTTTGTCGAATCCGTATTCGCTGATTCCCCTGTTACATAGTCGATCAAGTTCTTGATCGGCGGTGCTTCCGTCAGGGACCACAAAATCAGGAAGACGCACAGTAGAATCAGGAGAAAAGCTAGCAATCCGTTCGTGAGCAATTCTATAAGTCTCTTCGATGCTCTCTCGTACCAAGTCGTCGTCATAATTTACCTCGCATTGTTTTGAATAGTTGTTGTAAGACTCCCACATTTCATCGCCATTCTTTGGGTATAGTTCATACTTCAATTCTTCTCGACTCTGTGGGAGTGTGTTTTCTGCATAGTCTGGCTTAGACTTTCCAAGCCAACCAAGCTGTCTGTAAAGTGATCGATCTTTAAAGAGATCTGGACGCGGGTAATGACTATCTGCTGTAGAGATAAGTTTAACGTCCAGCTTCTTTGAAGCCTCGATAATGTGCTTGTTGATTTCGTGCTGTTCTGGGATAGCATTCCACTGAAGCTCTCCATAGAACCTATCGCCAAAGATCTCAACAAAGTTGTCAATTGTTTCGGTCATCGCGGCTTGTACAGCCTCGTGGCCGCTCTCACGGTTGTTCCAGTAATCTTTGGATAGTGGACCACCCATACAAGCAGAAGACACGATAATGCCCTCATGGTGCTCTGCTAGCATCTTATAATCAATACGAGGATAGCGATAAAAACTATCGCCGTTAAATGATTTACTAATTAACTGAAATAAATTGTTTAGGCCCGTTTGGTTTTGAGCCAACAGTACCAAGTGTGCTCGTCGGTTAATGATGTTCTTTTCTTGACGCTTTGTAGCCTCTTCATCCTCAACAACAACGGCGCTGTTCTCTTCTTTCTTTTTACGACCCTTTTTACTCTTTCGAATTTCTTCGTAATCTTCTTTCCATTTGTCAACGGAGTCAATAAAGTAAGCCTCAATCCCATAGATTGGCTTAAAATCTTTGCCCTCTGCCTGCATCTTTTTAGCATGAAGCACCTGATGTGATAGCCCATTCATGTTGCCGTGGTCTGTCAACGCCAGAGCATCACAGCCATTTTCATAGGCAAAGTTCATGTGGTCTTGAGGATAACCCAAACCATCGAACACACTAAACACACTATGCGCGTGCAAGCCAACAAACTTAACACTCGACTTATTCACTACACTCATTCTCTAGCTCCTCAATGTACTCATTACATCTTTTTAGTTCATCATGAATCTCTTTATAGTATTCATCAAAAACGTATTCCAGCAACCGGCGTTGGGCGTCTGTTAGCCACACAATATTAGTTGGAAACCCGGCGTCACGAAGGACAACCAAAGGAATCTTTTCGTATTCAGTTTCGTAATTCAATCTATTTCCTCCCATGCTTTTCTGTCCCAAAGCATGTCATCATTATACCCCATTTTTGTGTTTATGACAAGCTCTTCTAGGGCCTCAATTTTATTTCTTAACTCTTCAATCTCTTCCATTAACTCGTTATTCATCTTGCGAAGAGAAGCTATTGTTTGGTCTTTGTTCGTCTTGTTCATAATTAATAATCCTTTCTTTTCCTCTGTTATAAAAGTACTTACTTCTTGGAGCCTTAATACTAAAATTAGACTTTAAAAATTCAACGTACTCATTCCAATTAGTAATGGGAAAATAAAATCTAGCTTCAATTTTTTCATAGTCTTCAAGATTAATAAATGAAAATAGATCTGAAAGATTAAATTTTCTGGCTGAGTAGCGTTCCGCAATTGGAAGAGGCACATTCCAATTCTCATCGTCCAAACCTGTGGCGGGTGAAAAGAATCCAGTTCCTTTATTTCTTACGGTCTTTATGGCTTCCTTCAAATCGGGCTGCGAAAAGGTAAAAGGCAACAAAAGATCATCTAAAAAAGTCTTTTCATCATGAATAAAACACGCTTGCTGACTACTCCGAAAAACATCTCGCGACTTTTGTGGTTGCCAGATGTGCGTAGCTGAAAAGGGGAAGGAAACAAAAAACTTATCAGGAACAAAATTCGCACTAAAGTTATGTGCTACTCGACTTGCTACAGACGCAGCGTTAAGAATGCCCCACCAGCATGAATCTCTTTTGCCGACATCTTTTTGATGATTCCAAGAATAGTAAATTGGGATGTATCTCTTCTTTTCATGTGGTCTAAATTCGTATTGACGCCAAAAATAGATTGGATCTTCAACCCATGAGCCAATTTGGCCTTTTAATAATTTAATTTGTGAATAGTCGGCGTTGATCCAAATAGAATGACAGCCGGCGCTCGCACACTCCAATACGGAAGCTTGAATCGCATTAATGCCCTCTCCCACGTTTACAAAGCCATCATCCCAGATTTTATCAAAAATGCTGTATGGTTTAGAAAGCGGTATTATTCCTACAAAGTGTTTAGCCATTGGTATTGTCTATAATGTTGTCAGGCAAATTTAAATTATAATGTGCCCTTTTTAATCTTTTGTGGTGGTAAAGCTTCGTTACGTTTCCCTTCACATGAGACTTGTGACCATTTATTTTAAGCCACCATCCAACTTTACGGCGGACCATGAACTCTGAATGTTCGTGACTATTGAGTTGCTTGGCCGTTAATTTAGACTTAATGTACATTAAATTCTGTTTTCCAAAACTAATTTCCGTCACAAAACAATCTTCGTCTGTGATAAATGTTTTGTTATCAGGGGTTAGTAGATAACGTTTTTTAAGAACATCCACAACTTCATAATAATTTACAGTCCTTCTTATGTTCTCTATCTCTTCCGCATCAAATAAAAACAACTTCTTAAAATAAAGTTTTTGTGAGGAAGTTTGAGAGATTAAGGACAGGTAGCCACTTCTCAAATAGATTAAATCTATTGAAGGAAAAATTAGTTTTCCAGTGATCGCCAATTTTATTTTCTCGGTGGCCACAACATCTTGAAGCTGTTGGTCTTCTCCGCTCACCTCGTGTGAAAAATAAACAACCTTCCCATTGGTTAAGAGGGGAAGGTTGTTATCCACAGCAAAATCAACTGCTTTTAAAGTTGCGCCGGCGACCAATTCATCACATTCAAATGTCGCTGGTGCTACTAATTTCATTTTTAGTTTATTATAATAGCGCAGTGGCTGGCCAAAAAAATCAATTAACCACGCCCAGAACATGGTTTTCTAAAATCAAATGGCATGTTTCGCCAAATACCATGGCTTCGCGCAACATGTGTCCCTCAACAACAATTTTATCACCCATGTTTAACACGTTATAAAATTTAGAATCATCGGCCACAGACTTAACAGCAACAACTTCAAACTCTTTTTGGTTAGTTACCATGTCATCTGGTAAATAAAATGTAGGCTTCGAATTTTCCTCTTCAGCTAGTGGCTCTACCACCACCATTCTATTCAACGGTTTCATTCAACTGTCTCCTTTTCCGCAAAACCAGTCTCAATGGACTCGTAAATGGCTGTAAGGTCGTCAAAATTAATTTGTTGTTCCCACATGCGAAATGCCTTGGTTGCCATCGAGATTTCGTCTTTTGATAACCAACGGTTATCGACAAAGTTACGTCGAAGGTCCTTTCGTTGTTCGCGGTATGGCCTCATGCTATCTTCAATAGCTGCCAATGATTGTACATACTCTGCAAATTTTTGTCGCTTTTCCTTTTCCACTACTTCCTCCTATAATATATTAGTGTTTTCAGATTCTTGTTGGACGATTCGTCCAGATGCAAAAGACCACCGATGGTAAACAACGCCTTTTGTATCCACCCTGTGTTCCATAACAAGGTGGTTGTCGCTTGCTGGCGCGCCCTCTTGTTTACAGACCGGGCATTTATAATGTCGCCCAACGGTAATGTCGTAAATGTTCTCAACCCTTGAGCAGTGCTCGTTCCCTTTCCGATTCATTCAATTTCTCCCCTTGTTCTTCTCGCTCTAACAGTTTAGCAAGATCTTCGTACTTTGTCAAGACCTCTTGAGTTGTTAAATTCTCTTCGTTTTTTAGCTTTTCAATTATTTGTTTAATTTTTCCCATCTCAAATCCTCCTTTGGTGGAGCCACAAACAGGAGTCGAACCCGTGGCATCGTCATTACAAGTGACGCGCTCTACCAACTGAGCTATTGTGGCTTTGTAGTTTTTATCCTCTGCGCATCTAATTCTTCTGCCCTAAAGGTGGAAACGCCCAGATTGGTTGGTGGAGTCGGAGGGAGTCGAACCCTCGTCCTAAACACATCAAATTTTTCGTCATTCACAAGGTTGTTTGGTTATTTGACACCAACAAACTCTGCGCCACGCGCCACCTACTTTTTTTAAGAGAAGTAAGAAACTCTGGCGGCATAGCCTCCACCAAGTTTATTTATTTGGAAAACTTGGAAAACCTCATTAGCAGTCTTTGGTTTACAAGGCGCTGCCGGTCCCCGTAACTATGCCGCTAGGGCGTAGTTATAATTTTCAACGTTATCGTTGGCAATTAAAATGTTTCAGCGTTTTTAAAGAGCCACGCTGCCCTCTTCCTTGCACGAAAAATCCTCCTTGCCCAGTCGAAACCGTTTCGACCCCGTATAGTAATTATTTGTCTCTGTACATAAAATGAACTATTAGTGTCAATTATTAAAAGTCCTAGCCCCGCATACATTAAGCATTCCATGATCGTTTCATAAACGATCAACGAAAGCCAATCCATTAATAACTCAAACGGTTCTACTATCTCTCCAACTGATTAATCAAGTAGTCCAAATACCAGCGAGCCTTTTTGAGATCGCCAAGTGTATCTCCTTTGTGTTTGGCTCGTGTAACGTATTTTACCACGTTTCCCTCGATAAAGTCAAGCTTCCAATCAACGATCGCATCAATAACTTCAATCTTTCCAGCGTTGTAGTGCGGTGGGTGATTGACTTTTGACAACTTATTTAATTGTGCATGTTCTGCCATTTCCATTTTAATGTTGTCAAACTGCTTAACATTGTCGAATGGGTCTGGCTCTTTCTTATAAATTGTTGTGTGGTCGTAATACTCTTTAGCGTTTCTCACTCTTTTCCTCCGTGTGATACATAATTCTCGTAGCCGTCTTCATGACCTTTTTAGCGTATTGTTTGCCGTGCTTAATTGGGTTTTTTCCTTTACATCTAAACCCTGCGTTATAGCCGCATAATGCCGTGTAGTAATTGCCCTTGGCGTATTTGTGTAGCCAGTAGCCTAAGATTCTTGAACCTACCTTTATAGATGTTTTGGGGTTTTTTAATTGTTTGCAGGTCCAACCCCTGCTCCATTTCGGAATCACCTGTGTTAGTCCGCAAGCATTAGCATAACTTACCACATGTGGCCTCCAATTACTTTCTACACTAATCAAAGAAACAAAAACAATTGGATCTAACTTATGTTTTTTACACTCTTTAACAACCTGTTTTGTGTGCGTGCAAGCGTACTTAGCTCGTGGTATCTGTGCGCTTACCATCGCCGCACACAAAACGGCTGCTGTAATGGTGTTCATAGACTTGTAATTTCCTTATAGGCTCCAACAGTTACTGGATACAACTTGGTAATTATGTCCAACATAGCTTTTGCCATCTCTTGAATCTCCCATTGTGCGCCTTCGTGTGTGCGTAGGTCAATGAACTTTAGAATGTTGTTGAGGTTTGCTGAAGCATAGTATTCCGTATACATGTTTTGTGGCAGAACCCCTCTAGCCTGTTCTCGACAAACGCCGGCCTCAATAAGTTCGTTAAACAATTTTAAACTCGCATCATGATGCATTGTAATACAATCAGAGGCTTCATGCTGCCAACTTTCAATAACTGGATCTATTAGCTCTTCAGCATTGCTTGCTTGACGATTAGACTTATGTTGAGTCCTGAAAGCCTCTGGCTCGTAGAACTGAATGTCAAAGTCGGTGTATCGCCTGCTGATCTCGTTATAAGACCAAGTACGATGTCTGTGATGCTGGGAGCGGACAAACAACGGCACCTTAACACGAAAGGTTACAAAACAATGTTCTAGAGTTGAAGTGTGCCTATGCTCAATAAGATATTTGATAAGCTTTTTATCCTTCTTCTCCAATTCTGCTTTTTGTTTGCCAAAGCTTACGCGAGCAGAGTTGACAACGGTTAGGTCATCCCCAACCGCGTCAACCAACTCCACGGAGCCTATGTTGTCTCCGTAAAGACGCTTTTTCATTCCCACTCTCATTTAAATTCCACACATGTAGCCAGCAATAATGGCAAAGCCACAAAGAAAGATTAAACCACCATAAAATACTTTATTTGCTTCTTTTATATGTTTATTATCTTGTATTAACATTTTTTCTCCTTTTGGTACTCCCAGAGAGAATTGAACTCTCGTCGCCGGCTTGAAAGGCCGGTGTCCTAACCGCTAGACGATGGGAGCGGGTGGATATTTAACCGTTTGTCCCACTAACGTCGGCAGGCGTCGAGACAGTATCAGCCTTGGTAGCCGTAGCATCATCGGGCGAATCAACCACATCCTTTTCAGCCTTCTTTTCTTCTTTAACGTCTGCCACCACATCGGTATCGCACGTCTTCTCTTCCTTGTCTCCGCAACTAGATGCGATAAATAAAATCGCAACAGTAAGCATCATTGTAGTAAAGTATCTCATTATATTTTCTCCTTTAATGTTTTACTTTTAAGATCCAGCAATTGCTGAAAATGTTTATTGAGTTTTACCCAATAGGTTTAAATAGTTTCCTAAACTGTTTGGTACGGGATGGAGGAGTTGAACCTCATTGGGCACCACCCGGCCTAGTTTAGCCAAAGGCATATAAGACCCCCGCCGGGAACATCCCGCATGGGAAGGGCTACTCCACCTTTAGAGTACCCATTGGAGTTTGTACCTCTACTTCCCAACTGTTGAACAAATAAGGGATTTCCATATCCGCCTTCAACAATTCCCCAAGAGTTGTTCCCACTTCAGCCTTTACACTTGTAAAGCCGCGCTTGTGATCATAGTGTTCGGTATCAACATCTAAATATTCATACCAATCACTGCGAATGGCACTTGCCACATACTCTTCAAAATTAAAAGAACCCCTCTCATAATCATCAAGAGCGCCGTTGTCACGCAACTTTTCAATAACAGTGTTATTGGCAAGTTGAGGACTAATAATTAAATCGGCCAACAAATTTGCGATGCCAGTTTCATCGATGGTTTCGCCTTCATAGTCCTCTCCCGTATAATGGATGATCTCTGACCCTCCCTCAGTTGAGAGAGTGACCTTGGAGGTTGAATCCAAGTTCATTTCTCGTAGCTTATTGAATCTACTTTCTTTATTAAGAACTAATTTCATTTGTGCTCCTTGAGGAACTTAACGATGTTTTGGATGTCTGTTTCTACAACACTCTTGAAGCTATTAACCTCATGGCAGATGACATCTAGACGCTGTTGCAATTTTCCAATTTGTGTATTTAGCGAATCAATTTTTTTGTTAGTCTCCGAAATTTCCTTTTCAATCTGTGCATTTGTATCTCTACCCATTTTTTTCTCCTTGTGTTAAAATGGTACCCCCGGCAGGATTCGAACCTACGACCTACGGCTTAGAAGGCCGTTGCTCTATCCAACTGAGCTACGGAGGCATACTGTGTATACAGTATAGCTCAGTTTTAATTTATTGTCAAGCCTTTTTGACTCTTTAATTTTGCTAATTTTTTCTCTAAGATGGCGATTTGATTTTCTTCTACAAACGGAACATAATAATATCTGTCATATAAACAAATAAGAAAACACGCCATAATCAAACTTGTATAGATTCCCAAACAAATATAGCCGGCTTGTGGCCCATAAGTAAACCTAGCAAAAACGGTTGTGGGCATCATAAGCTTGCCAAGTAGAAAGCAAACCATGGCGGTTTTTTGTAGGTTGCTTGCCCCGATCATTAAATCAGATGCTTTATAAATCATTTTTCCTCCTTGCCACAGGGTTTAATACAACCATGGCAGCGAATGCAATAGCCCGTTGCCTCTCTTTCCAGCTTTAGTTTCTTTTCTTTTCGTGTGAGTTTTTTAAAAGCGTATTCCGCTTTTTGAGCCTTTGACTGATTTTCGTAAGATTTGTAGTATATCATTTCAACTGGCCTTCTGGTTCTTGTGTATTTTGCCCCACGGGCGCTTGTATTGTGCTCTATCAATCTTCGACCTAAATCTGTTGTAACACCTGTATAAAATGTATTGTCGTTGCACAACAAAACATATAAATACCACATAGCCTTATTCTTCGTCTTCTTGTTTGTGCTCGTCTTTAAACATCACAAGGAGTCTGTATCCTTTCCAACGACGAGGTATTTTTTTTCTAATTCGGTTCGCATGACGCTTGGGGAGTAAAATGTCTATACTTTTACCGCAGACATCCCTACCAAAAGAATATTCATATTTTTTACTTAACACAAGTTCCCTTTGAAGTTCCTCGACAAGCTTTTGTTGTTTCTTAGTTAAAGACATTTATTTTCCTTTTGGTACGAGCGGGGGGACTTCATTTGTTACAATTATACTTCATCTGGAGCTAGGTGTCAACCTTTTGGATAAAAAAGCCCTCATATGCCCAGGTAGTAAATTTCCTTTTGTTCCAAGATCTTTTTGACTCTGGCTGTTTGTTCTTCCACTCTCTCTGTGGTGTTGCCTGTTTCGGGAAACACGCCCGAATTGGACAACGCTTCTTCAACCTCGCCATCAATGCTTACCACAAAGTATTCTCCTTCTTTCCAATCCATTGAACAAGAGTTATCATAAAGATGTTGTGCAAGTTCTTCGTGTTCTTTCGCAAGATATTCCACAATGGCTTGTTTGAGTTCGTCTGCTGTGAGGTAGATGGTTTTAAGTGATGTTGTTTTCACTCTTCGTTCTCCAATGTGTTTGAAACATTTCCAGTAAAATCTGCGCTGCTGGTTCCGACCCAATAAACTTCGTCTAGGACAAAGCGAACGTCACTATACCAACGGGGCTTCTTAACGTTACTATACCAATTGGGCTTCTTACCTACGTTCGCTGGATTGGAAAGGAGGGGTTCCATCCACAAATCGAGCGTGCTGCGATCGACACCATCATAATAACAGTAGTAAGACCCAGTGGAAATCACATAATAGATTCCTTCTGGTTTGCCCTCAAAAGATTCTCTATCAGATATCTCACCTCGGTATTCTACCTGCTTTCCTTTATAGGTCTTTGGGCGGTTATCGCTCATTCTTCGTTCTCCAGTCTTTCTACCTGCCCCTCGTTTAGAACAACAGGAATGACATCGCCATCTTCATGAAGCCAAACTCGTCTAACGACCGTTGTGTCTTCTCCAAAGACTTTTAGTTCTGACAGGCTTTCTTGCAGATAGTCTGGGAGGTTGCCCCAAGCATGCGCGGTGATGGCGGGCAAGATCATGCTTGGATCTTTTTCGCCTATCAACTCCACATCTTTTGGAGTCAGCATAGCATTCATTATGTCTGCTGTGTGATGTGGACTTTCATAGTCCATCTCCTTCTCGTTAAAAGAAACAACCTGTATGTAAAGTGTGGCTTCCCGCTCGGGTTCTGTTGACTTGGATTCTATCCAAACTGGTCCTTCAATTCTCATTCTTCGTTCTCCAGTGGTACGAGCGGGGGGACTTGAACCCCCATGCCTCTAAGGCGCGACATTTTGAGTGTCGTGTGTCTACCGATTCCACCACGCTCGCATCTTGAATCTATTCTACCCTACTTTTAATTTTCTGTCAAGCCTTTTTAATGTTCCGTCCTCTATAGGTTTTTGTTTGGGCATGACAATTAGGACACAAGATTCTTAAATTCTCTAACCTATTATCTGTTCGAACTCCATTAATGTGGTCAAGTTCTATTGGAGCAGGCTTTCCATTCCATTCAATTATTCCACACAATTCCCACTCCCTCGCCGAACACTTTCACTAGATCACCAATTTTCATTGTATTTATAACCCACAACTTTATGTGCAAGGCGCGCCCATTATACTTTCTTGCGACCCTTATGAAAGAAGCGTTTCTTATCAACACTGAGAAATGAATCTTCGTCTTCGTGAAGGTGCATGTAGGCTTCGGCCACAGCGTGACTAGCATTGACTGCTGTGTCATCCAAAGGAGAAACCTTTCCGAAAGGAAGTGTCTGCGACGGATTGAAAAAGAAGGGCATCACAGTCTCTAACTCTGCCCACCAACTCAGAACTGCTTCTTTGTCTTTACCAGTGTCCCACAGCCAGCATCTATAACCGTATTCTTCTTCTAAAAAAATTTTCATTTCATCTCCAAATCTGTTGCCCAATGGTCAGGCTTCACTCATCCCCTCAATCACGCCTACTATTATACTAAAATGAAGGGCCGATGTCAAGCATGTTTATACGGCGTGTTGCTGTTAATTGCGTCTTTATAACTTAATTTCAACTTCTTAAGAACCTTCAAATTCTTTTCTTGATTTGGAGTGAGGCTTTCCATCTCGGATAAACGCCTAACCTCCTTACTCAATTCCCTGTGCCGTTCAATAAATTTTGATATTGTTGTCATTTATAACTCCGTAAAAAGATGAGGCACCTTTTACCCCGTGCCTCCCTGCGGGAACTCGTAGCCACGATAAGTGAAATCACCCCCTTGTTGTGGTTAGATTTACGAGATTATGTTAAATTTTTATCTAATTTGAATTCAACCTCTAAATCATAAATGGAAGCAATTATCCATTCTTCTTTAGTGATACTGTTCAAGTCCAGCATTTTGCTTTTAGCATAGGCGTAAGCGCCAGTAAAAGTATTATTAATGATTGTGTTCATTTTTGTTTCTTTGGTCTTTGAACAATAAAAGACAACTTGATAGCGTATCATCGGATGCCTCGTGGAAGCTGTTTTAAGATTATAACAAAAAGTTGTGGCGCTGTCAAGAGATTATCCTTGGAGTATTTTCCAAATGTGGAGAGCCATCGACCCAATAATTCCGGTTGCGCCGATCCACAATACTTTGGAAATTCCCTCTTTCCAATTCTCCAATTCTTTTAAGCGTGAATAGATTCCCTGATCAGGGTTATAAATAGCCTCTTTTATCTTTGAAGTGTCTTCGGCCATTTCTTCATTCTTTTCTTTGATGACCATCATCATGTCCTCTATTCTAGACAATTGGCCTTTTAATTCAGTAAAACCAACAGCAGTGGCTGTTATCAAATTATTCTTATCCGACATAGAAACCCCCTAAAACCAGTTAACTTTCCACTTACAGTTTTTGGCTTCGTCCCAATAAACAAACCTACTAGCCTTTTGTAAAGTATAGGCTTTTAACAGTTCTTCGCCAAACGTGGTCTTGCGAGGCTCCAAGCCCTCTTCCCACTGAAAGTGCCACCACTCTGCGCCACCATAAGCACCACCCCTAAAAAAACTTCGACGGGCTGAAATGTTTTCAAAGCCGTGGTCCTTTGCTAATTTAGTAAAGTTAAAGACTCTGGCTGTAATTTCTTTTGTTTTAAGGATAGTGTATTTCTTTCCCTTTGAATTTCTTTTTGTAACAACATAACAAGCTTCAATTGTTTTTTCTGGAACGTCTAGATCTTCGGTCTTGGCCCACACAATCCACTTTCTACTATTGCCATCTCGCTGAATTAAGTAAGGATCTGTGCTAGGGTTCTGCATCCCGGTAGGAAGCGCCATGTCGAACGCTCTACCAACATAGTGCATAGACTTCTTACTTCTCGACGGGCTAGCCTTCCCACTCAATCCTCGTCTACCGCCAGCAGAAGTTATTATGCCACCAAGGTCATGAACTGCTTCATAAAGCTCTTTGTACGCCTTTGCAGTATCAGAGCGAAGCGTTACTCTCGTAAAGCCGCCCCTGTTCGCAAACTTATCAGCAGGACACTTGACCCATTTAAGCTTTGTGTCGCTGTCTACCAATTCTTCTTGTGGTGGCCCCAAATCCAAATGAAGTTCCATCTTTGGAGAGCCAAGCGCTGAATTAAGTGCTGCAGCAGTTGATGGGCCGACAAGGCCATCCGAATAAAGTTTTACTTTCTTTTGGAATGCTTCTACCGCGTCTTCGGTCATTTGGCCATAGTGACCATCAATTGGGCCGGGGTGGTAGCCCAAATAGGCTAAACCCTCTTGTAATTTTTTAACTAATTCGCCTTTTGTGCCTTCGCGCAAAACCATAACTTAAACCTCGCGTTAATTATATTTTAATTTTCATGTAAGAGCCGCCACCATAATCGTTTATCTTAAAATAGATGGTGCCGTCCTCTGTTCTTTTTAAAGGCAGGAGTTTGTCATTGCTCGTTGAATTTGTAAAAGCCATTACATCGGGGTACGAAGCAGGGTCAACAATTTGGAGATCATTAAAGTTTTCCCCCAACGCATTACGAAGATCGCCGGTATCTACAAAATCCGCGCTCCCTGCCGTTTCTCTTTTGTATTCCTCTCGTTCGACCTTGGTGGGAACACCGGGCATGGCTTCTTCTACTTCACTCTCGTTTAAGTGCTCTCTAAAGCTCTCCATTGTATCTTTCATTGTTAGCGGCTTAAGCGGCGACTTGGATTCGTCAACCCTGCCGGATAAAGCCTTAAGATTCTTATAAGCTGCTCGCCACGCGATGTTGTTGGCGGTGGCGCCTTTTATAGTGTTCATGATTTTTTCATCACTCACCCCTTTCTTCCTTGCGGCTTTGATCCACTTACCAAACACACCGCCACCGTGTTTCATGGAAAAAGAGTCAATTGTTTTAGCCAAATCTAAACCGGGAGCTTTTGCTGCGCCTTGGGGCTTCGCCTTGCCTGCGGCTTGGGGCTTCGCCTTGCCTGCGGCTTGGGGCTTCGCCTTGCCTGCGGCGGTGCCTTTGCCAGCACCTTTTAAATAATCAACAAGGGCACGAACGCTTTTCTTAAATGAGCCTTGGCGCTTGGGAGCATTTTTATCAGTTTTTCTCAATGCGTCAATTGCCCCTTGAGTCTTTCCGCCGTAAATACCATCGGCACCTGGGGCATATCCCGG